CAATGACTTATTTCCAAGCATTGATAGATGGGCAATCGGCTGGTCCCCGATTTTAGAAACCCTAAAAACCATGTCTGCGGTAAAACCAAGTTATCCGCCTTATGACATTATTGACCAAAAAAACGACACCACTGTCATCAACGTTGCTGCGGCTGGTTTTAGTAAAAAAGACATAACCATAACAACTGAAGAACAGGTGCTTAAAATTGAAGGCAAGAAAGATAAAAAAGAATCAGAAGGCGAAATCGTCCACAACGGCATCGCAGGACGTGATTTTAAACTCACTTTTGCCCTTGCTGAGTTTTACGAAGTAGACTCCGCCAAGATGTCAGACGGTATCTTGACCATAAAATTGGTCAAAAATGTACCGGATGAAAAGAAACCAAAAGTCATCGAAATCAAGTAAACTAGATGCATTAATACCCGGGGACGCAGGAAACGGTCCCCGGGTTGTTTCTTACCCTTTTGTCGGTACAGTCTGTTAAAATAGACGTATGCCGAATGCACCTAAAACCCCCACACGCACTATTCGCGTGTCTGACGAGCTCTGGCTTGCTGTCCAAAAAAAGGCAGCAGAACAGGGAATTACAGTCACCAGCATCCTTATTGAAGCACTAGAAAAATTTATTGCTGAAGGACTTGACAAAGACCCCGAATAGGCATTAGTTTTGTACTGCTAAAGGTTAGCAACCCACAAGTGGGTAGACTACAAAGGTACAAAATGCCAATTATCAACGAGACGCCAGATGGCGGCTTAGAGCCGCTTATCCAAGAAGTGCGTCAATATACAACCATTAAAGATGAAATTACCAACATGGAGGGTAGAGTTTCTACCTTGCGTAAGCGAATTCTAGAAAGAGTAGAAGAGCTTGGTGAAGAGAATGAAAAGGGCAGCATCGTCCTAGCAGTAGATGACCAGCTTTCTGGAACTGCAAACGTAGTAAAGCAGCGTCGTGTCTCTAAAGCATTTGATGAAGAAAAAGCCGACGTCATCCTAAAGTCAAAAAATCTTTTTGACTCATGCACAAAAACCACAGTGGTCCTTGACCCAGACGCAGTTATGGCTGCATACTGGGATGGTAAGCTTACTGACGACGACATTGATGCAATGTTCCCTGAAAAAGTAACGTGGGCTTTAATCGTAGAAAAGAGCAAATAATGTCTAAGATGGCTCAACTATATGCCGCTCTGACAGAGCTACCGGACCAGGTTAAAGAGCAAATGGAACTTGGCGAGGTCTCACAAAAAAGTGAGTTTATGCAAGGTTTCTTTAGAGGCCGTTCCGAAGGTCTTTTAATAGGTCAAGAGGAAGGCGCATTCTCAGAGCGTGAACGCATCATCAAACTGCTAGAAAGAGATGTCTTGCTGGATTATCCACCAATTGAAGATGTTATTGCTCTTATCAAGGGAGAACAGAATGCAGACATTCCTTCCATTTAAAAGCTATACAATGACAGCTAATGTCCTAGACAATAAGCGTCTAAATAAGCAAATACTTGAGGGTTATCAAATCCTTAAAGTACTTTCTAACAATGACCCTAAAGCTGCTTGGCGTAATCACCCCGCAGTAAAAATGTGGCGTGGTCAC